TTACCTGGTTGCCGGAAATTTTTTATATAGCGTCGATATCCCAACATCGTAAATTAATGCCACACGCTGTCGTGATTCACCTGCTGCAATCAACCTGCCTGCCTGCGCCCACTGTTCATCAGTTAGCTTTGATCGACGCCCACCTATTCGCCCTTCTTCACGAGCCGCAGCCAATCCCGCCCTGGTACGTTCGACTATCAGCTCCCTTTCCATTTCTGCAAGTGCGCCCATGACATGGAAGAAAAAGCGTCCCATTGGTGAAGACGTATCTATGCTGTCGGTCAGGCTGCGAAAGTTAATACCCTTTTCCCGAAGCTCCTCCACCAAAACGACAAGATGCCGCATGCTGCGACCGAGTCGATCCAGTTTCCAGACCACCAGCGTATCGCCTTCAGACAGAGTCCTGAGTACTTTCTTCAAGCCCGGCCTGTCAGACGTTCTGCCGCTGATCTTATCCTCGAATATCAGTTCACATCCTGCGCACTCCAGCGCGTTTCGTTGCAATGCAGTGTTCTGGTCATTTGTTGACACGCGTACATAGCCGATGAGCATGAGAAATAACCCTGTAAAAATCCGGGATCATGCCATCTGAGCCGAATAACTGCATTTTCTAAAAGGTTGGTTTGGGAGAAGCGGCTAAAAGGAATGTAGGGACAGGGGCGAATCAGATACCTGACACGCCGACAACAACCCGGCCGAAATCAAACACTGCAGATCAAAAAGCACAAGAATACCCGGAACTGGCAAAGGCTTATCCGACAAATAAAGGCACTGAACAACATGGAGAAACCAATCGCCCCAGGGAAGACCCAAACAGAGGGCAGAGCGGTCGGACCTCACAAAACAACAAACAACATGCAGTAATTTCTCATAATCATGGAATACCTACAAAAAGGCCCGAACCGACTAAAATCACATACAGAACAAAAAAGCCTAGACCCGACGAAACAATTTTAGCATCAGCAAAAAAAGTTAGCGAGAAGGACTGAAAAAACAATGAAAGAGATTCCGCGACTACAAACTCTTTCTATCCGCTGGAGATGAAAGAGGATTACACTCAAGCTGACTCATGAACAAAAGAAACCAGACCACGGAACCAGCAAGTGGAGAATAACGTGACCGCAGCACAACCGAAAACAAAAAACCAAATAACGAAAGAAAAGCCACCCACGCAAGAAACAGAAATGCCAACAACAACAAAGGAGAAACAAAGGAATACAGCCGAATTGGAGAAGCAGCAATTGATTAATCAGGCCAACGATTATATGAACAGTAAACAATGGCCCCGGAAACAGACAAAGCGGCGTATGAAAGCTGACGAACTGCAGAAATAAAATCATGGGTATATGTGCCAGACCACCGTGGTGAAACGGTATATAGCACTGAAACAGGAGAATCAAAAGAAATCACAGCCCCGGGTGAATACCCTGAAAATACAACCACTATCGCCCCGTTAACGCCAGTCAACAAATCAAAGGAAGACAAAACAGCGACAAATACGGAGGCACAGCACTGCGCCACAGTACACCCGGCAGAAAAACACAGTCAAACAAGAATGAAGAAAGCAATGGCAGCAACAAGCAGGAACCAACGCAAAGCGCAGGCCGCGCCGAAGCCGACGCAAGCAGAAACCACACGACCGAACACCCAGCTCGAACAAACCCACGCAGCGAAGGCAACAAACACCACCACAGCGCCGGAAGTCACAGGGCAAGAACCCCCAGAGGCGAAGGCCATTCAATATCCGGCGCAACGGAAATATACACCAGCACCACGGCGGCCAGGCAAACAAACCAAAAAGTTAAAATCTGCAGAACGGCAGATTGCATAACAACAATAACAGCAGTAACAAGCATCTAAACAGGAGCATGCCGGAATGCCGACACCCACAGCAAGATATTCAGTTGATGTGAAAATATATTCCCGTGTTTCACCATCATAGTTATAAACAGTAAGAACCACGCACGAAAACCAGATAAACCAGCGATACAAAACGGCCCAATCCACGATAAACCCCAAAACACAAAAGAAAATGCCACATCAACTTCAACAGCATCATCAAGCAAAGAGGAGGCATCAGGTGAACTCACTGATTCAGCACCATTTCTTCCACCAGTGGTATAAGTAAAAACTATGTAACTCATAGACCACTAAACAAAACCAAATGAACAGCCTAACGCTAAAAATGAAGCGCCAAAGACAACAGGACCGACTCCAGACAGAAAATTAACAACGGACCCAACAAAACCAGCAAAGCCAAGATAACCAAAAACCACGCCATCCGCTGGATACGCTAATAAAACAAAAACACGAACAAATCCACGCCCAAAAGCAAACCCAAAAAGAAACACAACACCCAAAGCAAGCAATGGAGCGCCCAGAGAGCCCCACTCAAGAACAAAACATGATGCAAAAGAAAAAGAGCCACCACCGCAAACAAAAAACCCGAAGCGACCAATAGCGGAAGGCCACGGAACAGGCACGCCAACGGGTAATGCCGAACCTTCTCCCAAACCAAGGTTTTCGAGAGCCGTTTTCACCGTGCCATCCGATTTGATATCGCCAAACGGATTCTTGCGGCTTAACAGCAGCGCACGAAGCGCGGTAAGCAGCTGGTCATGCCGCCCCTTCTCCAGGCTGGCACCGGATGCCTCCACCACGCCACAAAGCTCTTCCTGCAACATGTCAAAGTAGTCATCATCCAGATCGGTGGCAGGCGTGCCGGTCTGGGGGTTACCACGGGTAAAACCGTTCTTACCCGCGCCGAACTTATCCTTCTGCGCGGTTTTCGTGTCTATACGATGCATGGATTACTCCGGATATTTAAAAATCACATAGGTATGCGACGGGCAGAGTTTGTTAAGAACACACTCGACAACGGTGTCCCCCCAGAAGCGCAGTGCGGAATCACAGGGATCACCACATGTCATCCAGGTGGTGTTGGTGGCGGCTGGCATGTTGACCTGCCAGTAATACCGCCATTCAGGCGCGTTCACAGCGTCAGTACAGGCCGATGAGCAGGTGAACGTGCTTTTGTCGTATCGCGTGATGGTAGCATCTGGTCTGCCCAGGGCAGCAAGCTGTGCAAGATAAAAATCCTCGTTGATGCCACCCGACAGGTTAACCTTCGCATCCAGCCGTTGCTGACGCTGGCGAAGGGTCTGTGTCCCTGTAGGAATACATTCATCTGGCAGGCCGCACAGACGCTCCCAGCGGTTTATCAGTTCGGTGGTGGTGCGCGGATCCAGCTCCCGCATCAGGGCATCCGCACGCTGATGAACGCGGGTTAATGACGGTGCTGCACCGGCAATCGCCGGATCGCTGGCTGACCACGCCGGACCGGGCGGCAGCAGTGCCGACAACAGACGGATGTAATCATCGTTTGTCACGTCCATGAAATCGTCCCCAGAACCGCCAGTTCATTTTTTGCAATGGAGATATTGTCCGCCGGTGCAAGCAACTGATGGCTGTATTCCCCGTTCGCACCGGAAATCGCCTCACTGATACGCGATACCTTCAGTTCTCCCTGCGGATAACCATCACGCAGCAGGAACGAACGCAACTCCGCGGTAATGGCAGCCCGTATTTCTGGTGTGTCCGGCGTCACGCGGATATGAAAATCCACCGTATGTGCCACCGGCCTGAATACATACAAATCAGAGCCTGCTACCGGAGCCAGTGGCTCAATGTGTTGTCTTGCCGCCGTTTCCGTTGATTCTTCCGGAATGGGGTTAATCAGGTCGCTGCTGGCAATCATCACACCGACAGTCCCCGTTCCCATCCAGTGTCGGTATGTCCATGCGCGGGTAATGCCGGGAACTTCTTTAGCCCAGACAACATAGTCCCCGTCAGCCCCGCTCTGAGGCGTCCAGTAATACCGCTCAATGACGCGGGCGCGCCACGTTTCCAGCTCTTCAGTATCAAATCCACCTGTCAGGGTATCTGCCACGCCGGAAGACGGCAGACCATTCACCGGCGTGACCAGGATTAATGACGTACCGTCGTCAGCGTTACCGCCCGCGCCTGCACTTGAGCAGGCGATCGGCACGCGCAGGACACCACCGGAGCTGGTTGCATCGGCAGTTGCCGTGTACTGAACCAGGTCATCGCGCTGAATAACACTCCCGGCGGTCACCTTCAGGCCATCGCTGACACCTTCCCAGCGCATATACCCGCTGGCAGCCATGGCCCCCTTGCGCGGACACCGTTTCATCGCAGCATGTCTCGCCAGCCAGGACTCATCGCACAGGTCAGGCAGCATGTTCATTGCCAGATAATCGATGTAACCGTAAACCGTATGCAGTGCCGCCGCATACACCTTTGCCCGCACGTCTTCATCCATGCGCCGGAGCGTGTCGCTGACGTCCAGCCTGGCGAATAAATCGTTACGGAGCATACTGATATTTTCTGCCAGCGTCGGGCGCTGAAATTCACTGTCCGCCATGCGTTATCGCACTCCACAGATCATCAAAAGAAATCATTACCGGTCCGTCACGACGCCAGAGGGTGATACTGTTACCCAGCTCATTAATCCCGGTGCGGCGGATATCCAGATCAATACGGGACACCACGCCGTCATCAGTCATCCATTGCAGGCATTCGCGGATATACCCCTTTACCGTCTGCACCAGTTGATTGGTCAGTTTGCTGCGCTGAAGCAGCCACAGTCGGGAGCCGTAACGGTCATTCTGTACCGCAGGCCAGGTATCCCCCCACCATCCCATCGGGACGTCGGCATTGTCATCAGACTCCGCCCGTCGCCAGGTAAACAGGGAAATCACCACGGCGCGGGTCAGCGGATCCAGCGGTGCGCTGGCGCAGGTGCGTTTACCGTTCACCGTCAGCCACAGTTCCATCATGCCTCCATCGCTTTATCAGGTTTGTCGGTGTTACTGCCCTGACCGTTCTCTCTGTGACGATGCCCGTTATAGGCAAGCCGCATCGCTGACATGGTGGTGCCGCCGGAGTCGCACAGGTCTTTCACCTGTCCGGTCACTTCCAGATCCATTTCAAAACGTGCTTCAGGTGCATTGCGAAACGTGATCGTTTTCCCTGCACCGTCCACCACGATCCCCTCCCGGGTCAGCGTCACAGACTGCCCCTGATCGTCATAGACAGCCACCTCACCCGTCTGCAGCCCTTTCAGGCGGTAGCGCCGGTCCGACACCGTAACAACCACCGCATGAGAACGGTCGCCATCCGGAAACAACACCACCGCTTCCGCACCGCTGTTTGCCCTTGCGGTAAAACCGTAGGGTTCAAGATGTTCAACCCCGGCTTTGGGTTCACCGGCAATCAGGGACACATCCACGGTCTGACATTTCGTGGCGGCACTGATGCTTTTCACCACTGCCCGCCCAATCAGGCCGAGAAGTTGTCGCTGCATGGCTTCAATCGTCCTCATCAGAACGGGTCCTCCTGTACTCTGGCTTTTTTCTTTTTCCGCGCGCCGGGGGCTTCGGGTTCAGGCAGATAAGCATCAGGCGGGCCGACACGGATTTCCGTCAGGGTGCCGTTCTGGTCCTGAGTAAACGTGACTTCCGAGACAAGCAGTTCGGTATTGTCGAAACCACAGACCGGATCGAAGACAATCACCCGCTGGTTGGGCTGCCACAGCGTACCGTTACCCTGTCGCCAGCCCTGCACCACATAGGTGGTTTCATCCGTCCGCGCCGCCCGTTGTCGGGCTTCAAAGTCAGCACGCGCAATACAGCCTGCCCCCGTGGCCTGCCCTGTCTGCCTGATATACATCGGACGGTAACGGGCAATAAATGCGTCCTCTGTGCGGGCCCGCAGCGCGGTGGTGGTGGCCTCACCGAAATCATCGTCGTTTCCGGCACGCTGCCCCGCCACCTGGTAAACAGAAAACCGCTCCCGGATACTCTTCTCCGTATCACAGGAAAGGATGTTTTCCCCAAGTACCAGCGCGGTATGTGCCCGCGTTGAGCCAATACCGCCAATCACTAGCCTGCCGTGCGGGTCGTCGTAAGCCAGCGCCTGCTGCTGACCGAGTATTTTGTTGATTACCTCAATCACCGTTTCACCGTGATCAGGCTGAACATCAGGAATAACACCCGACGGCGCACCGCTGTTCACCACCTCAATGCCGAAAGGCGCAGCAAGCGCCTGCGCAATCTGCACCAGCGAGCGTCCGTTAAACTGTGTCGGTTCGGCTGCACAGTCAATCAGGTCAGCCGTAAGACTACGTCCGGCAATACCGGTGCTGACCGAACGGGCATCGTAACGAACGGGAGTCGCCTCCACCCAGCCGGAGATCACCAGCTCATCACCAATCAGCACTTCCACTTTTGAACCGTTTTTAATGCGCGGCTGAAGCGTGGTGATACCCTCATCTCCCGGCCACTGGCAAGTGATCTCCACACTGAAATCCCGCGCCAGCCGTTCAATACCGGCACCGATGCGCACCGATGTCCAGCCATTCCACTCCCGGCCATTTACCCGTAGCGTGACATTGTCGTTCATTGCACTGGCACCTTCAGAGGGATCACCGGCACAAAGCCGGGATGCGTAATGGCATTACGCCGGATAATGTCCGCGTCACGCGCCGCGTTATCAAACCAGGTCGCCGCCAGCACCAGCGCGGGTAAAACCTCATCCGGCGTGCGCTGAATGATCCGTGCAGACTGTTCAAGGCGCGTGTTGATATCCGCATTCAGATCTGCTTTCACCCGGCGCAGCGCCAGAAACAGCGCATCACTGGTTGTACGGGACAACTCCTTATCAATTGCCGTATTCAGTGTGTCGCGAATGTCGGTCAGTTCTTCCCACGTTGGCAGGTCAACCGTGTTTTTCACCGCCGGTGCATTGTTCAGTGCCGGATGCGTGACAGAAGGCCAGCCGGTGCTCTGCGCGGGTGTTGTTGACTGCCCCACTGTGGCATTCTGCATCACCGCGGAAGTTGTTGGCGCAGGCAATCGGGTGACGGCATACGCCGCTTCGCTGATTGCGGTCGTACGAAGAGTGCTGGCAACCACATTACGCTGCTGCGTCGCCGTGGCGGTGGTTTTACTGTCCGTTTTCCAGACGCCGCGCGGTTGCAGATCGCTGCCGAGGCTGACACCGGAAAGCGTTTTGATCATGGTGACCAGGTCGCTGGCGTTACCATAAAGGCGTTTCCCGGTACGCCACATTTTCTGCACCTGCTCAACGAAATTTTTGCCTGACGATGGTGGCGGCAGAAGTACCGAGATATCCCCCTGCAACAGCCTGGCGGCATCCGATACGGCAGAATCCACCACTTTCATCGCATCAGAAACATACCCAAGCATTGTGCTGGCATTACCGATAACGTCGTTCTGCACAAAATCCGCCACGCCATCGATACTGAAACCGCTGAAGCTGTCACTGATGCAGTCATCCAGTGCAGAACAGGATGACATCAGCGTCTGCGCCGTCGCCACGCCTGATGTGGGGTAAGAGAGATCTCCCGCTTCGACAAACTTCAGGTCAAAGCGGACAATACGCCCTTCACTCTTCGATGTGCTGACCCGAACTTCCCCGTCAACACAGACTTTCAGCTCACCGTATGTCGGGTGGACAAGCGTGCCGGGACCGGGTTTATTCAGCGCGTCAATCAGGCGATCGCGCTGGTCAAAGCAGTCATCTCCCACCACATAAGCCGTGATGGACGGGCGGAAAGTGACTTTTCCCAGATCTTCGGTATAGGGTTTGTCGCGGTTCGGATATTCGTGTGTTTCCACACGACGGCCGGTTCCCGCACTTTCTTCTTCAACCTTAAACGGCACACCTCGAAATGACGCATCCTGAAGCCTGTCTTTCCACGTCATATACACTCCGAAAAATAAAAAGCCACCTATTAGAAGGTGGCCTTGTAATGAATTTTATTAATTAGCGAGTCAGAAACAACGAATCTTTATACTTTTGCTGTTGTTCATTTAAATACTTAGCTGTTTCATCGCTGGCAAATGGAAATATTACCGTATTTTTAGGCATGGTAATTTCTTTTTTGTCCAGCGTCAGAGTAAACATAGGAACATACTGAGCAGAGTAACGCACCGCAGAAACGAGCTCTAGTTTAGACTCTTCAATAACACTTAAATTATCCAGGCTAACTTTCTCTTCATCTTTTTTCTTTGACGCATTTAAAGTTTTTATTACTTTATTTAATTTCTCCTGAAAATCCTCCTTAAAGTTTTCAGGATTGCCGTCGACAACAAGAATCTGTTCACCCTGATTATCTGGAAAAATAATCTTTGCACTTATCAATTTATTTTCTTTATAAACATCACCAAGTTTTATGGCTCCTCCAGATAACTGAATAATATGTTCATCTTTAAAGGAGATGTTGCCAGAGATTATGAGAGATGAAAAAATAGCCGCTGCTCCAAGAATTACACTTGCTGTGATATAGCCTTTCATTTTTCGCCTATTAACATTTTTCTAAATGTGCATTAATTCTATCACTCTATTTATGACTTACAACCAGCAATACATGTGAGGGGAATCCTGGCTACCAAAATCGGGTATAGCCAACATCGTGATTTATATCAATGCCACTGGAGCGTGTTTCCGTAACCCGCATATCTGGTGGCATATTTATAAATGATACCTTGATCTCACCATCAACTTTTGGCGCGGTAGCTTTATTAATCATGAAGGGATTCGAGCCTGTGGCATCGGAGGCGTTGTTTGCCTGAGCCGGATCCACCGCCGGATAAGGCGTGTATCCCCGTGCCGGTATTCCCGTCCCATAAGCATCATAAGCACCCGCGCCCCACTGCGCCGAGTTAATGGTATCGACCGTGTCACCGGAACTGTCGGTAAACCATTCAATAATCGGCTTCAGCTTATCCCACATATCCTGAAACCACTTAACAACCGGTCCCCAGTTATTGATCACCATCCCCAGCGGCGACCAGGCAAAAACTTTCTTAAGGAGTTCCCAGCCAGCCTCAAAATAAGGACCAATGGTTTCCCAGAGCTTCTTGAAATAAGGTCCGACAACATCCCAGTTAGTGATAATTAATCCCGCAGCCAGGGCTATCGCCGTCGCAATCATGCCAATCGGCGTCATCGACATGATCCTGCTGACAATGCTGATGGCACTGCCCACGCCCATCAATCCCAGTTTCAGAATCGCAAGACCGGCAGCAAGCCCGACGACGCCGCGAATAACCCGGGGATTTTCATCCGCAAACTTCGTGAATTTCTCCCCCAACTCCCCCAGCCACTGCGTGATGTTCTTAGCGTCACCAGAAAATGCGCCGCCAATAGCCGCAAGGCCGTTAGTTGCGGTCCCCGTCATTGCCTCCCACAGGTTGGACAGCGTACCAAGCTGAGCCTGAACACGTTTATTCAGGCTGGCCTGTTTATTCATCTTCTGCTGGATCTGATCGTAGCCATCCTTTCCTTTATCGATTAGTGCATTGACCACCTGAAGGGTTTCGGCATCATCACCAAATATTGCCTTAAGTACACCGGTTCGCTTAACGTCGGTCAGTTTTCGCAGCTTTGCCAGTTGCCTGAACATGTTATCAAGACCGCCAAAACTCCCTTTGCCATCAGTAAAATCGAGCTGTACCCCGAGTTTCTGGCGGGCCATGATTTTATTGACGTCCCTGATTTTCTTAACGCTTAATCCGGACTGGATAACTTTTCGCAGGGCATTACCTGCCGACTCCCCGTTCATCCCCATCTGATCCATCATGACACTGATGGGGGCAAGACTCTGTGCAGCCTGAAGACCGTCCTTATTCACCATCTTCAGAACAGAGCTGGTTTTAGTGAAGAATGACAGCATGTTGGTATCGTCCACGCCCAGATAAAACGCCTTCTGAATTGTGTCGAACAGCCCCATCATGTCTTCTGAGGCCGTTCCGGTAGCATCCTGCATCTTTGCGGCAAACTCAGCAGCCGCTTCCGGTGTTTTTTTCAGTTGTACCGCAAGATAAGCTGTCGCTTTACCCACACCACCAAGAATGTTTTCTGCCGGGATCCCCTGACGCACCAGCATCTGCATCATGTTCTGGAAATCAGCCGTTGTACCGGGTAGCTGGTTACCCAGGCCAATAGCCAGTTTATTGATGTCCTGAAAGCTCTTTCCAACCTCGCCGTTCGCATCCATCATGGCGACTTTCAGCCCGGTGGCGGCGTTTTCCTGATCAGCATAAGATTTCAGGGAAAGCGTCAGACCCGCTGCCAGTCCGCCACCAAGCGCCAACCCACCCTGTGACGCTTCTTCCGCCTGGCGTTTAAATCCCCGGATTTTCTTTTGCATTTTCGACAGCGCGGGAGAAAGCCTGTCGACACCGGTGATCAACGCCTTAAGCTCAAATTCAGCCATGTGTGCGTTTCTCCTGCTCTATCCTGTTTGCCTGACTGACCAGCAAGGGAATTTCACTGATCGGCATATTCAGCAATTCGAAGGGATTAATGCGCCAGTAGCTGGCGCAGTCAAAGAAGCGATCAGTGAGGTATTCAGCCGTCAGGCCTGGAGGAAAAAACCAGCCACAAGCCACGCCGCTGCATTCAGGTCTGCCGGAGACATCTGGTCGACAGAGCTTTGCGGCACTTTCGCCAGCCGCACAATGTATTTCGACACCACATGCGCCAGAAGTCTGACGGACTCATCCTGATTCATCTGGTAGGGATACCCCAGCTCGCGGACATCCTTCCCGGTGGGTTCATCAAACTCCAGTACAGAGAGTGTCTCACCATGAGCGATAATCGGTTTCTTTAACTCAAGCTCTTTCATTACTGGTAATCCCCTTCTTCACCGTGGAACTCAAGATCAACCGTGCCTTCTTCGGCATTATGGTTCGCTTCTCCGTGCAGCCAGGCGGACGACAATACATAGACCTGACCGTTCGCCAGCTCGGCAGTGATGGTCATCTCATCAGACGAGGTGATTTTGCTCACCGGAAAATTCTTCGGCACCTTGAAGGTCCCTTTGACATAAGGCGCACGGTGAGTTTCCTTGCGGTCCACTGAACCGTCCAGGCCGATGATGTCATCATTGACCGTCCTGTTCATGGGCACCTCAATGCCGCCGGTCAGCGATAGCTGCTGACCGTCAATTTTGAAATAACAGGTTCCCCCGATACGGGCCATTATGCAGACTCCTCTGAATACTGAAGACGGAACTGGTTAACCACGGCAAAAACACGCAACTGGTTAACATAGTCAGGTGGGAACAGCGTGTTCAGGCGGTTCGGATCGCTGGCATCACGCTCCACAACCAGGTACTGCTTAAACAGTTCGTAGTTTTCCACGATCCCCGCACGCTCAAGCTGACGGTAGGTTGCCAGCAGTTCCCCTTTGATTACCGCCGGGGTGACAATCGCCTGACCGGGACCAAAGCGGGTACCGTCGCTGGCAAGCTTGTGACGCCCGTACTTACTGGTAATGACGGATTTCAGTTTGCGCAGTACATACGCACTGGTATGCAGCGTCTCGCTGTCGAGGTAGCTGTTATCCGCAATCCCGTAAGCATTTTTCCTGTACGTGGTGACATCACGCTGAATGCGCAGCACCCCGCTTTCGACATACGCCGTTGCCACGCCATGAGACAGCAGGGTCTGCTGCTCGGTCATCGTGAACCGTTTCCCCTTCGGCGCAGGCAGCATACCCACCAGCTCACCGGTCTGCGTGGGACGTGCCGGATCGTTGCGGATAAACACCGCTGCGCGGGCGGTACGGCTTGCCGCCAGCTCGTCGGCAGGCGTCTGGGTGTCTTTTTCGTACCCCGCCAGGGTAATGTGCTGCTGGTTAAACTGGTCACCTGCGGTCACCAGTTCTGACAGCGTGCCGATCTTTGCCGTATACACATGACCATACAGCTGACGCGCATAGCTCCAGCGACCGCTGGTATCGTTCATCTCGGTCACCAGCGTGTTAACGGAGGCCGTGTCGTTGAACGGCAGGCCGATATAATCAAACGGCTCATCCGCCATTGCAGCCACCGCGCCGGTGAGAACAGGAGCGCCCGTTCCGGCGTTCCCCGTCGCCACGGCAATCTGTACGCCCGCTGGCAGCACTTCGCCCCCACCGAAGCCGTAGTAATTGAGGCTGACAGGAATTTCATTCCCGCAAAGCCCCTTATGACGCGCGGTCAGTGTGACCACGCCAGCCGAAGATGAAGCTGTAAACGGCAGAGTCGGAACGGCATTGATGGCATCTTTGATACTGCTGGCAATCGTCGTGACGTTATCGCCGTTGGTCACCGGAGCCTGCACGCGGGTACGTCCCACATAGACATTCACCGTGCCGGTTTCGGTTGCCGCCCCGGTCACCGTCAGCGTAACCGTTGCCGCCGCGCCTGTGGCTTCCGGAACGGCAATCACATACAGCTCACCAAACGGGTCGGTCTGGCGATAAGCCTCGACCATACGCGCCAGCTGACTTCCCGCACCACAAATCTGGCGTGCATAGTCTGCCGACGGCATCAGCACCAGACTGTTGGCAACAATCTCTGCACCGTTATTGGCATGACCAATCAGCAGCGATGCTCCGCTGTCCTGTGCAGTATTCGCAGCCTGGTTATCCATTTCCGCATAAAACAGCGGAACCAGCGTATTCGACGGAATGGTGTTAAAGCTTATCGTCATCGGTGTTCACCTTTTTATTCACGCGCCGGATATCACCCGCTGCTTCACGGCGCAGCCAGTAGTTGTTCTCATCAACATTTCGCCCTTCGGCGGGCAAAAGGTCGCCGTGGGCAGGGTCAGGCACTGACCGCCCTTTAACAGGTTTCACAAACATGATGATCCTCAGGAAGGAAGGGGTATTTCGGTGTGATGTTCGATATCGCCGTCAGGCCCGTTACCGGGATCGAGATAATCAACATCAATCGCCAGCGTTCGCAGTTCATCCAGACTGTTCAGGTCATCCTGCTGGCGGGTATCGTCTTCGGTCAGCTCGCTGATGACCGAAAAATCGAACTGATAAATCAGCTCATGACGATTCAGATCCAGCAGCGTGCCGCCGTCATAGGTAATCGGGTTACCACACGCTTCCGGGTTCCAGCCCAGCAGAGCCTTAAAGAGCATCTGCCGGACATCGTCCACCACATCATACGAGGCAAACTGACCGCGCTCATCACGCCCGTTACTCAGTATGACAACCACGGAGAAGCCCTCTTTCAGCTCCTGCCAGTAGTCGGTCTGGCTTTTGTTTTCTCCCGGAGAGTCATCACCCGGTACCACATATGCCGCCGGGAGCTTCAGCTTTCCGACCTCCGGCAGATTTTTGAACTGGGCCGCGCCTGCCACCCGGTTTTCAAAATACGGACAGCGGGCACGCAGCGCAGCAATAACAGGAGTCAGTTTCATCTGTGTCGTCGCTCCGGCTTCAGTGATTTACGCAATTCCCGCGCCAGAAAATAGCGTGTCCAGCTGCGGTTCTTTTCAAGAGTTTCCACCATGAAATTATTACGTGGAGCCAGTCGCCAGCCGCTGCCACCGGATGCACCACGATGATGACTACGACGACGTTTTGCTCCTCCCCGGACACCAAAAAACAGAAACGCCGGATAGAAGTCACCAGAGATCATCCGGTTCCCCTTCCCGTTGTGCTGGTTAGGGGCAATGCGTGTCATAAAACCGGCTCGCTTTTTACTGGCTCTCGGCACCATGTAACCAATCGAACGAGCCAAGCGTCCGGTCTGATAACCGGGGTTTTCACCCGGTGCCGACCGCGCACGGCGCATCACCAGCCGACGGGCATCACGCATATGACGCTGCCCAATCGTGATAAACGCCCGCCGGACACGGGCGCGGTTAAAGCGCATTTCCGCGGGCTGCTGAACATCAACGTGAAAAAAGGGAGTCGCCATTGCTGCCTCCGTGACTCTGCGTAAACTCGCCCAGCTCCGTACACTCCAGCAGCAGAAAGCGCCGCGCCCCGTTCAGATCGCGCTGACGTTTCACCCGGTACACACTGTCACCGCAGACCACCTCATAATCAGCGGTGATCCCCCGGCGGTAACGAATGGTGATGTAATGGGTGATGGCGTCCCCGGTCTGCGCGGTTTCCTGCCAGGTGGTGGCACTGGTCTGGATAACCTTCGCCCATGTCCGGAACGTAACCGGGTATTGAGGCTCCACGCCAAAGTTATCCGCGGGCATATCCACCCGCTGGCGGATCAGGACGCGTTTATTCAGTTCGCCGGGGTCCGGCAGAATGTAGGTTGCGCTGGTCTGCGCCTGACGAATTTTCATTGCGGAAAGTACCGGTACGGGCCAACAAGCCAGCCAAAACTCTGCGGCATGTCGAGTTTCTCCACTTCCGTAACCGACGAGCGGTTTTCGTAAAAATGGCTGATAAGCATCAGCATCCCCAGACGAATATCATCCGGCAGGTGCAGACCGTCCGGATCGCTGTCCGGAATGGTTTCATCCGGTGCATAGAGCGTCCGGTTCAGATACGTTTCCGTCCGCTTTTGTGCCGCACAGGCCAGCAGTTGCAGATGGCGGTCATCAGTATCGAAATCCTCATCCAGCCGGAGTTGGGCTTTAATCTCTTCCATTGTCAGAAGCATGCTCAGCCCTCTTTACTGGTCGTGGCTTTTTTCTCTTTTGCCGCTTTACTGCTTTTTGCACTGATTCCGCGCTCTGCTAACCCGGCCTGAAGTGCAATCTCCTGCACACGGGCAGGAAGCGCCCCGTCGTCATACTCACCGGCCCGAATGACCTCAACACGCATACCGTCCGGTGACCATTTCAGATCTTGTTTCAGGATCATGATTCTTCACCCGTCAGAACAGGGGGCGCGGTTCCGCGCCCATGAATGATTACGCCTCTGCAATCTTCAGCAGTTTGATGGCCTGCGAATCGACCAGCATCCCGCCGGTGCGCTTGGTGGTATAAAAACCGACAAACGGTTTATTGGTGTACGGGTCACGCAGAATGCGGGTGCCGATACGGTCAACGATGGTGTAACCCCGTTTGAAGTTACCAAATGCAATGGCTTTCGCATCAGCTGCGATATCCGGCATCTGTTCGTTTTCAGCGATACCGTAACCCGCCAGAGAGGACGGCTGCCCCAGCTCCAGCCCCGGACGCCACAGATAGTTACCCTCGCTGTCTTTCAGCAGACGGATGGCAAACAGGCTGTTGTTGTTCATCATGAACTTCGCGCCAGTGCGGTGTGCCTTACGCAGCGTGTAAATCAGTTTGATAATGGCGTCTGCGGTCACCGCAGTCGCTTCGCCGGATACAATATGCTGAAGTTTGCCGAACGCCCGGACCTTATCGGTTTCATCAGTGGATTCATACGCCAGGAACCCTTTCGGCTTCTTGGTGCCATCGCCTGAGGTAAAGGCAATTTCTTCCTGTTCGGCAAATTCGGTTGCCAGCTCGCTGTTGATCCAGGCCTCCACGTTGAAGAAGGCATCGTCCAGCATTTTCTGGGTAGCCTGCGGGTTGCCGTAGATTTCCCCCATGAAAGGTTCAATCAGTCCCAGTTTTGAGGTGGCGGTCTGGGAACGTGCATCAGTCTCGCCAACCCATCCGGAAGCCGTGCCGCCCAGATTCACCAGTTTTTTGTAGTCGGAACCGCCAACAGTGATTACCGTGGCTTCCTGGCGCATCACCACTTCATCTTTCAGCAGGGTGAGAATGTTGCGATCCAGTGCTTCCGGCACGGCATAGCCACCGTCTTCATCGGTGCCCACCTGCAATGCCTTGCGCTCCAGATCGCGCAGACCGTCTTCACGGCCTTTACGCAGGAAGCCCACAAACGCCTCTTTGTGCTCTGTGGCCAGTTTATTTTGCGCACCACCTGCCGGACGTTTCAGCTCAAGCAGCTCTTTTTCAAGGTCGCTTTTGAGATTTTCCAGCTCGCTGAGTTTCCCGTTCAGGGTTTCCACCTGCCCGGCAAGTTTGCCTTTTTCCTGCTCAATCGCATCCACGCGCTTGTCGTTCTTTGCTTTGAAGTCGTCAAACTTCTGCTGCAGTTCCTGCGCGACCTGTTCGACATCTTTAATATCTACCGCCATCGTATTTCTCCTGATTAGAAGTTCAGATTTTTCAGTGCATTCAGTGCAGAGCTCACATCCTCAGCGTCGCGCAGGGACAGTGCGCCATAGCCCCCGGCCATGAATGCTTTGGCCTGGGTACGGGAGAGTCCGACATCACGCAGGACTCTTTCGATTTTTTTCTGTTCGGGGATTTCCCCGCGGGCCAGTGCGTTCTTGACGTCGCTGATCCGCGCCTCGTCGTTAGACGGGAACGTCACCAGGCTGACTTCCCAGAGGTCGATTTCTTTCAGCAGAAAGGCTTCTTTGCTCCGGTCGTATTCCCAGTCTTTCAGGACGTACCCAATAGAAAGGCCGGTTAACGAACCGGCCTTCATGTGTGCATGTGCGCGTTTTGCGAGGGGATCATCATCAATAAGCAACCGTCCCCTGACGTAAAGCCCGACATCGTCTTCCTTCATTTCGGTGTAAACACCGATGGGTTCATCCATGCGGTGCTGCCAGAGCAGCGCAGGTAACGCTTTTCTGTCACTCCACGCCCGCAGGGAAGCAGCAAATGCCCCGGACATCACCACATCATCGTGGCTGTCCTTTACACCAAAGACGGAGCCATACCCTTCAAACTCACCGGAGTCACTGACAGATTTCAGACTCAGCGGTACATCAAGACGTTGTTTCGTCTGCATTGGCGTTATCCTTCTGCTTACCGGCTTTACTGCCATCGGAGGGTTTCGTGGTCATGTTCATCGGTGTGAGATAGACATCACCACCGGGACGCGGATTCATATCTTCCAGGTTGCGGCAGTCATTGGGAGAGTAAATTCCCCAGTTGATCCCGGTGGCGTAGGCTTCAAAACGGGACTTCATATCCCCGCGCAGTAACGCCCCGGCGTTAAATTTGGCGTAATAAACGCCCTGCTTACTTTTTCGTACCAGTCCGGTGTTGATCCGCTGTTCGATGCGGGTCAGATACGGCACCAGTGAATAGTTGATAAATCCCAGCCCCAGCTCTTCGATATTGTTGAAGGTGGCGCGATCGGTGTTCTGCACCATGTGCAACGGCACCCGGAACAGACGACAGATTTCTTCAAGCTGAAACTTGCGGGTTTCCAGGAACTGGCTGTCCTCGGCGTTCAGCGCCATCGACTTCCAGTCCAGCCCCATCTCAAGGATCATCGGGCGGTGAGCATTGCCAAGCCCGGTGTGACGCTCCTCAAAATCTTTCTTCAGGCGCTCATAAGCCTGATCTGACAGCGTCTGCTCTGTACGCAACACACCCGACGTCACCGCGCCATTGCTGAACAGTCTGGCCCCGTGCTCTTCGGTCGCTGCCGCCAGCGATATTGCCTCGCGGGCATAGGCGATGGGATTCAGCCCCACCAGTCCGTCCAGCGTCAGCGTGCGCACATGCCAGATATCCTCCTGGCTCAGTACATCCGTGGAGCCATCCGGGAATGTGACCTGATAGACCGGCTCCCAGCGACTGTTAAGCTTCGGTACCACACTGCCGGGATCGACGGGCAGCAGTTCAGCCACTTCGCCAAATGCTTTCACTTTGTAGGCGTAAAAGTTTCCCCGCAGGCACAGACAGGTGACCACCAGCTCCCAGAACTCCTGCGGCGTCATATAGCCATTGGGATGCGTGGAGATCAGCTTATGCAGACGTTCGCCAGTGGCTCTCTGCTTCAGGCTGCCGTTCAGGTGATACAGGTTGCAGGGCAACATCCCGACCGACTCCGCCAGCACCCTGACACAGGAAAAAACCGCCGTCAGTCGCATGGCCCGCTGGCTGCTGATCTGCTTTCCGGTATAGGTGTCGTAGGACAACCCGATAGCATCCGCCAGCTCTGCTGGCGTGGTCACCGGTGCGTCACTTTTTCGTTGAAATAATCCCGAAAAGAACACTATTTACCTCCGCCGACAGACGACTGTGTACGGTCGAGATATCGCGCCACCAGCCACGACCAGAACAGGCACAACGCCCCGGCAACAACAAACCCCGCCGGGGGATAAATCAGCCAGGCACCATACGCCAGCAAAAGCGCCCCCAGCACGCCCACCAGAGGCGCGAGAATCAGCATGATCATAATTACCTCAGTTAAAGCGAGCGGATCCCATAGGACTCAATGTGGTCAGACAGCGTGTCTTCTTTCTCGTACAGCATGGCTCTGCCAACCGCCATAATCAGCGCAACTGCACCATCGATTTTGTTTTCCGCCTGCTCTTTGACGGGCTTCACCACATCATCGTTACCCGGAATGGTTTTGCCGACCACGTTGCCGATACACCAGGTCATGATGGGATTGCCATCATGATGAAAGCGCCCCGATTCAATTGCCGCTTCCAGCTCTTTCATCGGGTCGGACATGTTGGTGTAGTTCTGAATGATAGTGATGGGGTTCAGGTCTTCATCAGCAAGGTCATGTGACAACCCGGTCGCCCCGAAGGGGTCGATGGGTGACTCACTGACCGGGCTGATTTTGTTCGCCGCTTTGGCCTCCTCGAGGATGTAGCGATAATCCACCTCCGCACCATCGGTAACGGTCAGAACGCCCATTTCCACCCATTTCTGAAAGCGTTCGGCTGTCCGTCGATCTTCATTTTTCTCGACGCTGTACACCGTGTCATACGGTACCCAGAAACGCGGGGCCACACTGTAGTAATGCGTTTTACCGTCAATCTCGCGGGTATAAAGTCGCGCCATGCTGTTCATATCCAGCTTACGCGCCAGGTCAAAGGCCAGAATGCACGGCTGCCCCTCGAACTGCTCAAGGGTCAGTGATTTATCCTCGCAGCTCTGCCAGCTCACCAGGTTGAAATACGCCGAACGCGCCGACACCCAGATATTGAGGTGTTTTGTTTTAAAGACGTTTGCCAGACGGGCGTTATTTTTCGCACGCTGCTGCTGACTTAACAAAAATTCGCGATAAACCGACACGCCAATATTTGGATTGGCTTTTTCCAGCACCTGCGGGTCGGTCCAGTCGTCACCTTCATCAACGGTATAGATGATCCCGAACAGTTCATCGTTAGGCACCGAGCCGTTGAGCATCTCGATGACTTCCCGCCGTTTGTCGTAGCACGGCCCCTCAATGTTGTACCCGGCGGTAGTGATAGCCCACATCAGTGGCTGACGTCGCGCCCCCATCCCGGTAAGCATCGTGGTGTAAAGCGCATCTGTGGCGTGCTCGTGATATTCATCCACCACCGCACAGTGGGGTGATGAACCATCACCGGGGTTACCGATCAGCGGTTCAAAACGCGCACCATCCTCCGGACGGTTCATGTTTGAGGCGTTAACCTCAATCCCGAACGCTTCCGTCAGCATGGGTGTGCGTTTACACATCAGTCTTGCCGGACGAAAGACTTCCCATGCCTGTTTCTCCGTCGTGGCACCGGAATACACTTCCGCGCCGAACTCGTTATCACAGGCAAAACAATACAGGGCGACACCGGCAGAGATTGCCGATTTGCCGTTCTTACGGGGGATTTCGGTATACACCTCCCGGAAGCGGCGCAGCCGGGAGCCTTTATTGACCCAGCCAAACGCGCAACAGATCACAAAGAGCTGCCACGGCTCCAGCGTGATGGGCATCCTCTTAAATGCCCACTCACCCTTGGTGTGCGGCAACAGCTGAATAAATTTGGCGGCCCGTTCAGCCAGGTCCTTGTCGAAGCGGTAACGAAACGACTTACTTTTTTCCGCCATCAGGTCATCAAGATGGCGCTGGCAGGCCTGAATCACAAACTGGCAGGCCACAATCTTTCCGCGCACGACATCCCGGGCATACTGATTGGCAGCATTTACGTTGGGGTAAGATTTCCGGCTCATGATTCGATGATTTTCAGAAACGGGTTAGTGGCTTTCTTCTTCCCCGCCAGGCCAATCAGACGCTGGCGGCTGCTGGGGTCGAGTCCGAGCATTGCCCCCGTACTGCTCATCTCGGACTCCTGTTCTTTTTTGGCGGTCAGCTCCGGATTTTTGACCATACCGCCCATTGCACCGGTGATGGTGTTGCCCTGTCTGGCAATATTTTTCACGGCACGTCGCCAGAACTCATAGGCCACGCACCACCGCTCAAGTACCGCCAGGTCAGTCACGCACAGCAGGCCCTGACCGCAGAGTTCTTTGGTTGTCAGTTGCCACATGATCGTGGCGAGAGGGAGATCTTCTTCAGCGAACCACTCCGGTGGCTCAACACCTTTGATGGGCGTAAAAACAGGTTCATCTTTGTTCAGGGCTCGCTTGCCGGGGTTTCCGGACAGCGCCTTGCGCGCCGTTGGCTTGGGGCGACGCCCGGAACGCCCCGCCGTTCCAGCCATATGCGGCACTCCTGGTTAAATTTCATTTTTCGCGGGTATAAAAAAACGATGGGGCGGGCAGTCCGGAAGACGTCAGGTCACAGAGATTTGACCCGCCCCTCCCCTCAGGCTGTTGAGAATAATTATCACTTAAGCCGTTCACGGGCCGTCTTCGCCTTATGACACGGCCAGCACAGACTCTGCAGATTGCTGTCGGCATCTGTGCCGCCATGCGCTTTAGGAATGATGTGGTCAACGGTTTTCGCCTCACGTACCACACCAGCACGCAGACATAACTGACACAGGCCTTTGTCACGTTGCAGCACACGCACGCGAATAACATCCCACTTAGAACCATAACCGCGCTGATGACGGGATTGTCTTGGCTTGTATTGCTTCCAGCCCTCGCTTTTGTGGTTTTCGCAATAGCCTGACGGATCAGTAGTGGTATTGCGGCAGCCGCGAACGCGGCAGGCTTTTGGGGTTCGTGGTGGCATGTAAAATATCCATAATGAGAGAGTACTTGTCTCTCTCATATAAAAATCAATCTATGAACACGACAATTCTAGAATATATTTTTTCTATTTTTGATAAGTAGCACTTTTTATTTCCACCAGTCATAATATATTGACTATAATCAGTCCTGAGTTGTTTCCATTCAGCATGTATACTTTTATCTCTAATCCCCCCTTCACATAAAACCCATGCTCTCACTGCATTCTGGTATGCTGATTTAAGGTTTTCTTTCTTGAAATATAGCTGTGCTGCATCATCAACTCGGTGAACAACAGCATTATACTGCTGTTCAACTCTTGTTCTAGCTATTCTGTATTGTGTGGAATTCCAATTATCGGGCATTGCCTCAAAGGCATCCTCCAGCTCAAGTAAAGCTCGTTTAAACTCTAACTTTACTTTAAATTGCTCTTGTCTATTCCATGTGTTTAACGCCTTGCGTGCATAACACAACGCCCATAAAGACGCGATAGCCGAACCACAAGCCCCAATAGCAGACCACATATTCCAATCCATCAATATGCCTCCAGTTAAAGAAGCAATATTAACATGGAATCATCTCTATGAAATTACAGGTCCTTTTATTTGTTAGCGTCGATATTTTTTATTGTTGCTTTATCAAGATTACACTGTTCCAACGCTGACAACAGACTCACATTCAACTCCAGACTGTCACCATAGGTCAGAGTATCGGGTATGTGCGGTACTGGCGTTTCCAAAGTCAGAGTAGCTGGAAGCGGAATTGGAGGTACTGTTACGTAAACTGTCCGCGTATTTCCGCAACCGGTCAGCAGCGGCAGCAGGCACAAGGCGTAAAGCACAATCATCATCCGCAACAGCCACTTTGATATCAGCCTGGGTTCTCTGTGACTCCAGTGCGATCTGCTGTTTTGCATGCTGGTTAGCCTCCAGAACTGTATTGACGATTTGCAGTGATTGCAGGACATTATTGGTAATAGCGGTTGCGGATTCAGCATTTTGTACAGCCTCATCAGCACGTTTCTTTTCGTGCTGATATTTGCTGTAGTAGTGGTTAGCAGACCAGATGAAAGAACCGATGACAGTAGAGAAGAATGCTGCGATAACCAGCTTATAGCTCAACTTCATTTACCACCCCGCCAGCCTCTTTGAATCGGGCAATCAGGTCACCGATTTTATGTTCATATTGACCGTAACCAGCGCCCGGCAGTGAAGCCCAGATATTGCTGCAACGATCGATAGCCTGACGTATATCGCCGCGATCAATCATCGGTAAAGCGCCACGCTCTTTAATCTGCTGCAATGCCACAGCATCCTGGCTTTTTGGAGAGAAGTCTTTCAGCCCAAGCTGCTTGCGGTAAGCATCCCACCAGCGTGAAAGAAGTTGATAACGGCCTGCAGCTGTTGATTTGAGTTTGGGGTTTAGCGTGACAAGTTTGCGAGGGTGATCGGAGTAATCAGTGAATAGTTCACCACCAACAATAATATCATAACCGTGGTTACGTGTCGGTTGTCGCCCGTTATCCGTTCCTTCTGACCATGCCACCATATCGAGGAAAGCTTTACGCTGGGAATTTAGTACCTGCATAAATTACTCCTTAGAGCCACCAAACTTATTACCGATTACTCTCATTGCAGCCCCACGAATAGCATCGACACCGATCAGCCCCACCCCACCACCAATGGCAACAGAAAGCGATTTAGGCCATCCGACATACTCAAGAGCGGATGCAAAAGTCAGCGTCAGAGCGCCACAGAGTAGAATTTCGAGTGTTTTTCGCTTCCAGCCACCACCACCGCCAAAATAGGCAATGCGCAAACCAGCCATAACAATCGACATAATCACTGCGCCCAGCGGAGTGTCTCCACGCCACCAGCTCTGGACCAACTCCAGCCAGGTATTTGGGTTATGAGGCATTTGTAGTTATCTCTCACCTCGCCGATACAAGAGGTGCAAATTGAGGGAGTACCACGAACCGCAAATCAGAAGCGGAAACGTAAAAGAAGCCGAGCCAATGGATAAGAGCTAGATAGACCAAGCCCAACGAATACCAAAGCCCAGAAACGACAAAACCCGCTCGACGGCGGGTTTAAGCTGTGTGGCGAAGTAACCACTCTTAACAGAGTACTGTATTTTTTGCGTACGCATTAGTATTTTTTGAAGTATTATCAACACCAATTGTTCAAAACCATTAAAAGGATGTTGTTATGACTGCATCAGCGACCCCCACTAATATCACTCATAAGTTTATTGTTCACATTATGAACAAGGAACAACAGGGGTTAGCCACCATTATTCCTTGTCCTTCAGAAAAACCTGTTCAGCAAGCATCAAAAGACCTCTCTAACGCACTTACTGAAAGGTACTCTGGGAGAGCAGGTAAAGGATATGGTAAATTTGAAGATGACCGCGATAGTTACCCTATGGGTAATATCGTTGATGATTATTTCGTAAATAAAACACATAGTTTTTATGATACTAGTATCCGAATGATCAATCATTTAAAAGCCAGAGCCGATGATGAATCAATGTCTACTGGTGGTTATGTAATAATTGCCCATAATGAGGTAAATGGAAATCATTATTTGATGGTTGCAATCCTAACATCAGCAGTTGGCTCTTCAGTCCACGATTTTGAAATTCAAGAAAGTGAATATCTAGACATTGCTAAACTTCGAGTAGCGGGACGAATTGACTTAACTGGGCGCCAGAATGGCAAAGAGAGATATATTAGCTTTCTAAAGGGGCAAAATTCAGTAGCAGGTTATTTCAAAAAGTTTTTAGGTTGCAACGATATTCTAATTGCCAAACAAGAAACAACAAAATTACGGAATGCACTTTTAGAATTTGCTACTGAAAGAGGTTTTGAACCAGAGGCACGTGAAGAGTTCCTAAATAAGGCTCATGAAAAATTAAAAAATTTAAATCGTTCTGGTGAAGCTTTCGACACTCAAGTTTTTGCAAACGAGATATGGCCAACTGCTCCTGAGTTGTTAGTTGAAAAGTTAACCAATGACGATCTGGAGTTCTCTGATGGGTTCGTGCCTGATGGCAACGTTATACGTGGGCTTGTTAGTTTCAAAGGAAAGTCCAAACATTGGTCTCTGAAATTCGAGCGTGCGGCCTTGCATGATGGCAGCGTTCTTTATGATTCAGAAAACGATAAATTGATACTTACCGAGATTCCGGATACGCTAAGATCAGAGATTTTATCAGAATTAGGTGAAGAGGATGAGCAGTAACAATCAGAGAACCTTCAAAGACTTAGTGACTATTTACAAGGCCGCTACATTTGCAGGTACCCTATCTGAAGCATCACTCATTCTTTCAAACGAGGAGCTCTGTGACATCATCAACGATATCACAGAGAATCCCCATGATTTTGGCATCACCCTTGAATCTGGCAACATTGAGTTAGGCCAAACTATAACCTTACATATAACCCCCCCCAAATTACGATTGGGGCAGCTACATTTCTCTTTTAATGAGTATTTAAAAAATCCTAAAAATAGGATAAAGGAAGCCAGTAACTTCTTTATAATCGAACTTAATTATCACAACAGGGATAAAAAGTCGCCTGCTATTATATCCAAGTACAGAGATGTTTTGAGCTTAATTACTTTATTCAAAGATTGTTCTGCTTATTTAGATGAAACAAATTTTGAATTGGTATTCGTCGAATCCAACGTACTAAAAATTCCAGTAAATTATTCTAGCGATGATCTTATGAATGTTAATGGAGATCTGATTCATAATTTGATCGCAAACTTTGCAGAAGATACGCATAAAGATCAAAAACTTACTATTTTAGCAAGTAGCATAAAATCATCATGTGAATCTAAAACTAAAGAAACCTCTTTTTCCTTCATGTTAAGGGATTTAGGACAACTTTATGAAAGTTATCAAAAAGGATACAAAGTATTCGTTTCTGGTTTTTCTTACGAGAAAATACTGGATCAGTTACGAGTAGCCAAAATAGAAGAGATGGGAAAAATACATAAAGTATTCAGTGACATACAAAATCAGATATTAGGTATCCCCGTCGCAACAATTATCGTTGCGACTCAAATGAAGCAGGCTAATGGTTGGGATAGTCAAGCATTAATAAATACAGCTGTAGTGTTGGGTGCATTGTTCTTCACTATTATGATTCTATTTGTTCTATTTAATCAATGGCAAACTTTAACAGCAATAAATGATGAGTTAAATCATAAAAAACAACAAGCAGAATATAACTTCAAGGCTATTTACGAAGATATAAAGGATACATTTGATAGTTTAACCACAAGATTGCTTGTTCAGAAAGTTGTTTTTGCCTCATTAGGAATTATAGTTTTATGTGGCTTATATCTTACATTTAGATTCTACTTTTTACTTACGCCTTATGCTATTACATATTTATTTAGCTGACGGCCAATATGGCCGTCTAATAAATTACCCATGTATTATATATATAACTGCATCAATAAATCCCAATGCAGCTTGCAACTTTTTTCTTATAGTCCCATCAGAGCATTTTCTCTTCTTCGCAATAGTGCGTAATGAGATACCGATAACAAAGTGAGCAATTATCAGCTCATACTCTTCCGGCTTATATTTACGCAACCTAGCCACACAACTATCTATCATGATGCCTTCATCATCATCACACTGGAGACGTGACTTTTTACCGTGTGGTAAAAGTCCCTTGAAACCAGCCGCTATCGGCTGCCAGTCCACACCACTATTTTCTGCTGCAGCCCATGCTCCCCAGCGGTCCAATACTTCATACATATCACGCATCAACTTTCTCCACCAAATCAGGCCAGCACGCCAATTGCCAGCGCACGATCAATAAAACGAAATATCAGCTCCAACTGGGAGCCATACATCTCTTCAAATGCCACGGTATCCGCATGCAGCTCGTCGTGATGCTTTCTGCACAAAGGCAACACAAAGAGGTCATGCGCTTTTGTACCCATTCCACCCTGACCGTGACCTATCAGGTGGTGGGGATCATCAGCAGGCTTTCCACAACATGCACACGGCTGTGTCTTAACCCAGCGCGTGTACTTTTCATTAACCCAGCGGCGACGTTTTGGGCGTAACATAAAAGACTCCGGCGACTCTGGATCCACTTTCAGCGCCAGCACCTTTTTCGCTTTATCCTGGATAATGCTGGTGGCAGGAACCGAAGGAACAAGGTCACTCTCCCGGGTGACAGACGGCACAACAGGCTTCGGTAATCTCAGTGCCTTACGGGCTGCACTTTCCGGTAAGGCATCCGCCAGGTCATTACGAACCAGCCACCAGCACAGTTCCGGCATTGTCACAACGTGACTATCATCAAAACCGAGATCACGGCGCACAACAGATAACACCCAGCGGGCACAGTTATCCGTTGCCATTGATTCCAGCCGTTCCGTGAACTGATCGCGCAGCTGGTTATCGCAGTGCCAGCACAGACGGATTGCGCCCGGCGCGTGTCGCATTGTGGTCATGTTCTCGCTGTGCCAGTCGGAATGAGGCCACTGGCAGCCTTTTTCACGAAGTAACCAGCTTTCAAGACATTCCACGCCACCAGCACGACGGATCACTGCCTCATTGCGGAACACGGCCCGAACGGCAGGATCATCCGCCAGCGGTTGTGATGCTGCCGGAACGGCACCACTGGCGAAAGATGAATAACGTTCCGGCTCAGGTTCCAGCAGGACACGCCCCTGCATAAACAGGGGCATCAGCTCTGAACCTGGTCTGAACAATACGATCCCCATACGCGGGGCAATTTCAGGGGTCAGTAGTGCTCTCACGGTCACCTCAATGAACGGTATCGAGCAGCTTTAACAGCTCAGGGAATCGGGATTCGAAGAAATGCGGCTGCGTCTCGCGCGGATTTGCGGGACTGGTGATGTTCTTGCCGAACATGCAGCCTTTCGCTGTCAGCGACCAGAATTTTTTGATGTTGTTAATCGCGGTACGGCTGTATCGTTCGCGTTGTTCAACGATCCCCAGCTTCGCCATCTGGTGATATGCCTGATTAGCCGTCAGGCAGATACCATACTGTTTCAGCAGTGCACTCAGTGACAGTGTCGGGCGACTTGAGCCATCAGGCGCGTCAGCAGGAGCATCAATGGCATAGCGCGGTGCCAGATTCGGTAAGCCAACAGCCTCCTGAAGCTTCTGACAGGCACCAAGCACTGAAGAGTTAGACAGGTTTAATTCCCGGCGCATAAAGTCCAGCAGAATCACACCAGCCTGCATCTTGTCAGCAGCCTGTCCGGATAATTTTTCCGGTGCGCTGGTTACCATGTCGAAAGTACGGATCACCTTCAGATGGAATGACGGGCTGATCCACATTGCATAGGCATACACCAGTTCTTTGCAGACATACGTCCCCTGGTTATTTCCGCCACGAATAACGTTAACTGGCTCTATATTGACCGAGTTGCAAATCTGCAACTCGCTTATTAAACGTTCAGTTTGCTCATTGCGGAGCCAGAATGCAGGCTTATGCTTATCCAGAGAACCGGCAGCCCTGTGCAGATCGTTCAGGCTGTAACGCCCATAAGCATCACGACGAACTTCAATACCATCAATGACCATCAGATTATTCATACTTCGTTTCTCCTCTTGATCAGGCGGCTGCACCCGCCGTTTTCTCGTACTTACTGATAGTGATCTCGACCTTCCCTTCCGGGATAACCGGTCCCCACTCCACCAGCATTCTTTTCACCTGACTGTCGTCTTCCCACACCCCCGCGTGGGTCAGGGCGTCAAACAGCGCCTTGTTATAGTTGTCCAGATCGCGGATCCGGTTATCCGGAGGAAACAACACGATCTCCACTGAAGCAGGTGCCGACGTTGGTTTCGGCAGACGACGTAACTGCTCAACTATTGCTGCGCACGCCGCGCTCTGGAATTTTCGCCCCGCCGCGCTTATCAGGCTCTTACCAGCAAACGCCCCTTTGTTGGGGTGTCGCCAGTACGTGTTCACGCTGGGCGGAAAAGGCAGAATAAGCTTCATACTTTCAGGCCCCTCTCATGTAACCAGTGGGCTGCACGCAGCCTTGCGTTTTCCTCACCGGCAAGCAGTGAGCGGATAATCCCGACCGCCTCGCTGTCGTCGTCCTTCACCGCGGTATGAAGCGTGATGCCCCGGGCCACGCCACGCTTTATCGTGATGACGCCTTTTTTCTCCAGTGCGCGAAGATGCTCCACCGCTGCATTCACTGAACGGTATCCCAGCATGGTTGCCACCTCCTGATTGGTTGGCGGGAAGCCACGTTCTTTCTGATAAGAAATCAGCATATCCAGCACCTGCTGCTGGCATTGAGTTAACGTCGTCATGCCGCCATCTCCCTGACCAGTTTTTCCGCCTGCTGGCGAACCTGCGCCAAAAAGGCCTCACCACATGCCTCAAGTTCATCGCGCCCGATATAGCTGATTGCCGATCCCTTCCAGGTCTTATCGAAAACAGCAATAGCACCAGCGAAGAAAGCGCCTGTCGGCACCTGCTTCTCATCCTTCGGGATAAACCAGACAGGCAGTTCAAAACCAATACGCCCGCGAATAAAAGCAATATGGTCTGCATCTTCCGGCCACCACACTTCGCTGGTGGCAGCTTTGATCAGGAAAACATAACGCCCGCCCTTATCACGCATGGCACTGGCATGTTTCATGATGTAACGCATGCCGGTGATGTATTGCCCCTCATGCTGACTGGCGCGGCTGTATGGGGGATTACCAAAGGCAGCACCTTTAAGCTCCGCAAGACGTTCTGACCAGTCATGCGCCAGCGCGTTGTCTTCCGCCGTGTAATACGCAGCACATTTGGTGTTATCACCGTCAGTGAACAGATCCAGAACAAACGGGCCAAACAGGGTGTTAATTCCCCAGAAAATGTTGTCCGGCGTGCGCCACTGATCGCCCACTTCCTTCAGTTCATGGGCTGGTTTGTTCCGCAGTTCCACCAGCGCCTGGCAATATTTATTACTCATTAAGCCCCCACGTAATTCCCTGACAGATACCACTCTTCACCCGATGCAGCGCGCTTGCTGCTTTTCCGTAAGCACCGCTCACGACGCACCAGAAAATTGTTTCGTTCTGGCTGGGAGTGGCTTTCACGGAATGCCGCCATCCACACGGTTGCAGCACGACGGTATAAGCCCCTGGACTCCAGTTCTTCCGCCTGGCGGGTCAGGCACAAAATCACCCGGGGATCGTTAGTGCCGACATAGAAATTGCGCACAGGTCTGGATTCACGAACTGGTTGCGGTTCCGGCTCCTGCGGTATCTCAGTCAGCCGCGGGAAATGTCTGCGTGTATCCCCTTCACAACGGTGAGCCACACGCCCACTCTGACGTAACTTGCTTGCTGACTGCTGAACGCGCTGCCGCGAGTAACCAGCAAAAGCATCCGCAATGTCTCCGGAAGTACACCCCGGATTGGCTTCAATGAATTTCTGAACGTCATTTAACAGACTCATGATCACCCCCTGAATCCTGCCGGGATCTGGCTGTAGTCCACGTTGTCGTAACTGGCTTTGAAGTACGGGTCTTCACGTTTTTCTGTGTGCGTGCTGACGGACGGCGATAAGCGCAGGGAAAGCTCATCCCATTTTTCCCGCAACTTCGACGGGCTGAGCACGTTACGGCACCAGAACGGATCGCGGCTGACGCGGCTGTACATCTCGCAGATTTGTTTGTGAGTACGACCATCCTGCACACACATCAGGCGAATTTCGTTTGCCCAGGCTGTCCAGTTAGGTTCTTTGGGACGAACCACCTCGCCGTCACATTCGGCGGCCTGCTCGTACAGGGCGATGATTTTTTTCCAGAGCCACTGTGCGCAGGTCAAATCATCCTGCGTTCCCCACTGGCGCTTTTTAGAGCTGAATACAACCGCATCAGGATGACGAGTTAAAAAATCCTGTTCATCCTTCTTCATGTCCGGTTGCGAAGCGTCCGGACGAGAAGTTTTTTTATCTGACGGATCATGTTTTGATTTTACTGACGGATCCCCGCCAGATTCTGACGGGTGAAAACCCGCTTTTTTGCCAGATTTCGACGCATCAAATTTTGACGGGTCAGATTTTGATGCGTCAGATTTTGACGGGTCAGAATCTGACAGTTGAGAAAATGCCGCTGCCTGAAGCTTCGCAACGTTAAGCTGATAAACATTCGACGCATTGCGGTTACCCTGGCGACGCGCCTTACGCGTTAACCAGCCTTCTGCTTCCAGCCGTGCGATAGCCGTTCTGACGGTACTCATCCCCGCGCCAATCTGGCGGGCAATGGTTTCAATTGATGGCCAGCACACACCTTCGTCATTACTGAAATCAGCCAGGCGGGCCATAATTGCCACGCTGGATAACTTCATGCCTGACGCAGCGCAACCATCCCATACATAGCCGGTTAATTTAGTGCTCATGACCGACCTCTATTTCCCTGAATTTACGACGAAACTGTTCGAGCGGGCTGAAGCACTCATGCTCATAGCCTTCGCGGAGGTAGATAACCCGTTGTGTTTCCGGCTCCCAACGAATGACTCTGACGGGTACTCCGTAGTGATCTTTGAACCAGCGGTTAACTTGTCGCAAAGGACTGTCTCCTTCTGCCGGTTGAAATCACCCACAGCCCACTCTGCAAAGCTGTGGGTTACAATTTCCCTGTCACCTGGTACATTCACTGCATAGCAATATTCCACCTTCGCTTTTCCACCCGGTACAGGAAGCGCAATCAGTTGCGAGCGACGGTAGTGTGTTGTTAAACTGTTCATGCGTTAGTTTCTCCACAACCAGAAGCAATCGACGCCACGACGCCCGGAGCTGCACACTCGCGGGCGTCATTACTTTCTGAAATGCAAAAAATTTTGTAGACAAGTGCTGCATGCTCCTGCAGCTTCGAAATTGAGAGATACAGCTCGTCGTTAATTGCTGTCTTCTCATGCGGTTCCACTACACCGTCTTCGATTGCTGAACGAATCTGTTTTGAATAACTGCCGATCTGTTCAATGACTTCCAGCAGACGCTGGTTAATATCGGCGTTGTCCACATCCTCGACGTCAGGAAGAGACACAAAGACGCCATTTGCAGACTGCGCCACAGCATCAGCAATGAAGTGAGTGCCACCAGCACGCTGTAAAACCATTGCCCATCCCAGCGGGAAAATCTGATCGCCATCTGCACGAAGGCGGTTGAATAAAGCGTTTTCTGTTACATCGAGCCAGTCAGCCGCTTCAGCGTAACCACCCGGCAACGCCGCGATAGTTTTTCTGACAGCTTTCACGTACCACTCAGGCTGTTTTTCTATTTTCCAGTGATGCTTACCCACGATTAGCCTCATCGTTCTGTGGTTAAAAATTGAAAGTGTTCTGCTAATCTTTCGGATAGATATCCGGTCTTAAGTCAGATTTCGTAATTGCACCTGACGTGCATTGCTCAAGTTTTTTAGCCAGCACAAAACTGGCTTTTTTATAGCCATTGAAAACCAGCCGTAAGTAGCCAGGTGTTGAGCCAACTTTTCCGGCCAACTCGCCCTGCTGTTCTTTGGTTAAAGAGTCCCAATACGCTTTCATACGATATGTACCTCCAGTGTACATATTACATGATTGAAATGAACCTTCAAGATACTTGTACCTTAACGGTACAAGGGTTTTAATTTCGTTATGAAAACAATCCATGACATCCGGCGGTCTAACGCCAGAAAACTGAGAGATGGTGTTGGCGGGAATTCTTCCTTTGCCACTATGATTGATCGCGAGCCAACCCAGACCAGCAGGTTTATGGGAGATGGTGCTACTAAAAATATCGGTGACAGCATGGCACGACACATCGAAAAATGTTTCGACCTGCCTGTCGGATGGCTCGATCAAGAACACCAGACAACGAACATCACAAAAAAACCTGATGTTTCAATCACTAATAAACAAATCACATTAGTCCCTGTCATATCATGGGTACAGGCCGGAGCATGGAAAGAAGTTGGATATTCTGAGGTTGATTTGAGCACAGCAGAAACGTATCCCTGCCCTGTACCCTGTGGGGAAATGACTTATATCTTGCGGGTGATAGGTGATTCAATGATTGATGAGTACCGCCCGGGAGACATGATTTTTGTCGATCCTGAAGTACCTGCCTGCCACGGTGACGACGTTATTGCATTGATGCACGATACAGGTGAAACCACCTTCAAAAGGTTGATAGAAGATGGGACACAGCGTTATCTCAAAGCGTTAAACCCAAACTGGCCTGAGCCTTACATTAAGATCAACGGTAATTGCTCTATAATTGGAACTGTGATTTTCTCAGGAAAACCAAGAAGATACAAAATCAAAGCCTAATCAATGTTTATGAACCTGCTTCGGCAGGTTTTTTTATACTTGACAATGTACCCTTGAGATACATAATGTACCCAAGAGAAACAACAAACAGGCAGAACGCCCACGAAGTAGCCGCCTGGGGCATATGAAGTCCAGGATGATTCGTTAGCAACAAAAAAGCGCCCTACAGGACGCTTAGCTCTTTAACAATCTGGTCCCCATCAACAAGTAACTGATAACTTGAGGAGGTGTGAAATGCACAAAACAGAACCCAAAATCGTCGCGCCCGGATACACAAATGAGGAAATTTACGAGTGGATGGCAAAGAAGCTGGCAGCTATAAACCAGCTTCGTGAAGTGCTGTCTTATCGACAGGAAATAATAGACTCCTTAAAAAAACTGGATCAGGAAATCACGGTTTTATCACAGGATGTTACTTTAGATATTGTGCAGACAAATTAGGATCCCATTCATTTTCGTCAAAATCATCAAAGTGATGAATTTGTGATCTCCAGTCTCGATAATCTAAAAATTTCTGGGCGGTTACGCTTATTTTATCAAGTGTGAGTTCATCCTGAATTGAAAGAAGAAGTTCATCAAATTTCATCTCATTAATCTGTTTTGGCATCCAGTGATGCTTCATCAGAATAAGGTGAACCAGAGCCTTTTTCCCATTCAACTGATTATAGGGAGTGCCGAATTTCTTCCGGTGCTCATGTAAGACAAGGTCCAGAAGAGTAAGTAATGTTGCCCTTGATTCGACTTTGCTTATTTCGACTGATGACACTACCCCACTGATTTCAATGCCCCGATACTTTCCAACATTTTCACAGTGGGATTTGTACAGCGTGTAGATATTACCGGACATTTCTTTTCCTTTTGCGTTGTTGGGGATAACCAGATTAACCGAATCCTTGTTGTTGGGGAATAACCAGGTCCACCTCGCCTGATGTGGCTAAAAGCAGGCACATAACAGCTAAGTATTTTCAACCAGAGAGAATCCTTAGCGTTGTGGTGAATGCGGCTCAGCGCACGCGGGTTAAGGTTGAGGCTGACAGTCGACCTTCTGTGGATACCCACCCGCCTGGTGTGCAACCTTCGCCAGGCACCGGGAGGCACCCGGCACCACAACTTTATGCTGTGTGTAGTCCTGGCGGTACCAGTTTGTACCCTTGCTTCCGGCTGGTACCGTCCTTTTTACAAAACAGAGAAGAGCATCACCGGACGACGGGCTCATAACCCAATCCATCCGGGCGGCTGCCACCGCAGGTGTTCTTCTCTGTTTTGTGGAGAAACTAACCGCCCCTGCGGGGGCATCTATTGAAACGTAATTGACTCAATAATCGCCGGATGGTGAGGGCTTCCTTTTCCCAAAATTCAGCGCGGTGCAGCGCATATAAAGTGGAGAACGAAATGTCATTTATTAAAACTTTTTCCGGGAAGCATTTTTATTATGACAAGATAAATAAAGACGACATCGTTATTAACGATATCGCGGTTTCCCTTTCAAATATCTGCCGCTTTGCCGGTCATCTTTCTCACTTCTACAGCGTCGCCCAACATGCGGTGCTTTGCAGCCAGCTGGTGCCGCAGGAATTTGCTTTTGAAGCTTTAATGCATGATGCAACAGAAGCATATTGCCAGGACATCCCCGCACCACTGAAACGACTTCTTCCTGACTATAAACGGATGGAAGAAAAAATAGACGCCGTAATCCGTGAGAAATACGGGTTACCTCCTGTTATGAGCACGCCAGTGAAATATGCCGATCTCATTATGCTGGCAACCGAACGCCGCGATCTCGGGCTTGATGATGGCTCTTTCTGGCCTGTGCTGGAAGGTATCCCGGCAACAGAGATGTTCAACGTGATTCCACTGGCTCCAGGCCATGCCTACGGGATGTTTATGGAACGCTTTAACGAATTATCGGAGTTACGCAAATGCGCATGAATGTTTTCGAAATGGAAGGGTTTCTTCGTGGGAGATGTGTACCGCGAGATCTGAAAGTGAATGAAACGGATGCTGAATACCTAGTGCGTAAATTCGATGCGCTTGAAGCTAAATGTGCAGCACAGGAAAACAAAGTAATACCAGTGTCAACTGAACTGCCACCAGCAAATGAAAGTGTTTTGTTATTCGATGCTAACGGAGAAGGCTGGCTAATTGGCTGGCGTTCTCTCTGGTACACCTGGGGACAAAAAGAAACCGGAGAATGGCAGTGGACATTTCAGGTCGGGGACCTTGAAAACGTCAATATCACTCACTGGGCAGTAATGCCAAAAGCACCGGAGGCTGGAGCATAATGACCACTTTTACCGACAAAGAACTGATTAAAGAAATTAAAGAGCGTATCAGCAGCCTTGACGTGCGAGACGATATTGAGCGCCGTGCTTATGAAATCGCACTCCTATCTCTGGAAGTAGAACCAGATGAACGCGAAGCTTATGAATTATTCATGGAAAAGCGTTTTGGTGACTTAGTAGATCGTCGGAGAGCAAAAAACGGCGATAACGAATACATGGCATGGAATATGACTCTCGGTTGGATCGTCTGGCAGCAACGAGCTGGTATCCATTTCTCAAAAATCTCACAGCAAGAGGTGAAATAATGGAGCCATACAGCCTCACACTCGATGAGGCCTGTCATTTTCTCAAGATATCCAGACCGACTGCCATTAACTGGATACGCACAGGGCGTCTTCAGGCAACACGCAAAGATCCCACTAAGAATAAATCTCCTTACCTCACAACACGACAAGCCTGCATTGCGGCTCTTCAGTCTCCGCTGCATACTGTCCAGGTGAGCGCGGGTGATGGCATAACAGAGGAAAGAAAATGTCACTCTTCCGCAGAGGTGAAATATGGTACGCCAGTTTCACATTGCCGAACGGTAAAAGATTTAAACAGTCTCTTGGAACAAAGGACAAAAGGCAGGCGACAGAACTCCATGACAAGCTAAAGGCTGAAGCATGGCGGGTCAGCAAACTTGGTGAAATACCTGATATAACGTTCGAGGAAGCGTGTGTCAGGTGGCTTGAAGAGAAAGCACATAAAAAATCACTGGACGATGACAAAAGCCGGATCGGATTCTGGCTTCAACATTTCGCAGGAATGCAACTAAGAGACATTACTGAATCAAAAATTTATTCAGCAATGCAGAAAATGACGAACCGGCGTCATGAGGAAAACTGGAAACTCAGGGCAGAAGCATGCAGAAAAAAAGGGAAACCTGTTCCAGAATACACGCCAAAACCAGCGTCCGTTGCAACGAAGGCTACGCATCTTTCATTTATAAAGGCCCTACTAAGAGCCGCAGAGCGTGAATGGAAAATGCTGGATAAGGCACCAATTATTAAAGTGCCTCAACCAAAGAATAAACGGATCCGCTGGCTGGAGCCCCATGAAGCACAAAGGCTGATTGATGAATGTCCGGAGCCATTAAAGTCTGTTGTTGAATTTGCACTGGCAACAGGCTTAAGACGCTCGAACATCATCAACCTTGAATGGCAACAAATAGATATGCAGCGCCGGGTGGCATGGATAAACCCGGAAGAGAGTAAATCAAACCGCGCAATTGGCGTTGCGCTGAATGATACTGCATGTCGCGTATTGAAAAAACAAATCGGGAATCATCACCGTTGGGTATTTGTGTACAAGGAAAGCTGTACCAAACCAGACGGAACGAAAGCGCCAACAGTAAGGAAGATGCGGTATGACGCAAACACAGCCTGGAAAGCGGCGCTGAGACGGGCTGGTATTGATGATTTCAGATTTCACGACTTGAGACACACCTGGGCAAGTTGGCTGGTTCAAGCCGGAGTCCCGTTGTCAGTGTTACAGGAAATGGGAGGCTGGGAGTCTATCGAAATGGTTCGTCGATATGCTCACCTTGCACCTAATCACCTTACCGAACACGCACGGCAAATAGACTCGATCCTGAACCCATCGGTCCCAAATTTGTCCCAGTCAAAAAATAAGGAAGGTACAAATGATGTGTAACTTATTGATTTAAATGGTGCCGATAATAGGAGTCGAACCTACGACCTTCGCATTACGAATGCGCTGCTCTACCAACTGAGCTATATCGGCCCTGAAAGGACATGTTCACGAACGTGAATCACGGTGGACAAGGTTAAAACTAACCGGGCGATGCGTCAATGGCCTTGTGAATCAAATGGCTACTTTTGCATCACCCGGTTTTATTTACGCACGAATGGTGTAATCACCAATGCCGATCCACTTGTAAGTGGTCAGTGCTTCCAGCCCCATTGGGCCACGCGCGTGGAGTTTTTGTGTGCTTACCGCCACTTCCGCACCCAGACCAAACTGGCCGCCGTCGGTAAAACGCGTAGAGGCGTTAACGTAAACAGCGGACGAATCCACTTCGTTAACAAAACGCTGGGCGTTGCGCATATCGCGGGTCAGGATCGCATCGGAGTGTTGTGTGCCGTGTTCACGAATATGGGCGATGGCATCGTCAAGATCGCTGACGATTTTGACGTTCAAATCTAATGACAGAAACTCATCGTCATACTCTTCGGCTTTAACAGCAACCACCTTCGCAGGGCCTGCCTGCAACTGCGCCAGTGCAGCTGCATCTGCGTGTAATGTCACGCCGCTTTCCGCCATTTGTTTGCTTAATGCGGGCAGGAAGCTATCGGCGATGTTTTTATTCACCAGCAACGTTTCAACCGTATTACATGTGCTCGGACGCTGAGTTTTCGCGTTGACGATCACTTTTAATGCTTCAGCGATCTCTACACTTTCATCAACGTAAATATGGCATACGCCTATACCACCTGTGATCACCGGGATTGTCGACTGTTCACGGCACAGTTTATGCAAACCAGCGCCACCACGCGGGATCAGCATGTCGATGTATTTATCCATACGCAGCATTTCACTGACCAGCGCACGGTCAGGATTATCAATCGCCTGCACGGCACCCGCCGGTAAGCCGCAGGATTTCAGGGCGTCCTGAATCACCGCCACCGTTGCAGCGTTAGTGCGACACGTTTCTTTGCCACCGCGCAGGATCACCGCATTACCGGTTTTCAGGCACAGCGAAGCGACATCAACCGTCACGTTCGGGCGCGCTTCATAAATCACGCCAATAACCCCCAGCGGTACGCGACGACGCTCAAGACGCAGGCCGCTGTCCAGTACGCCGCCATCGATTACCTGCCCCACCGGATCGGCGAGGTTGCACACCTGACGTACATCGTCGGCAATGCCTTTCAGCCGTGCGGGCGTCAGTGCCAGACGGTCAAGCATCGCTTCGCTAAGGCCATTGGCTCGCGCGTCAGCAACATCCTGGGCGTTAGCGTTGAGGATGATTTCGCTTTGTGCTTCCAGTTCATCGGCGATTTTTTCCAGCACGCGATTTTTTTCGCGGCTGGAGAGTTGCGCTAATTTATACGAGGCTTGCTTCGCGGCAATGCCCATTTGTTCCAGCAT